AATGGAGACGCTGGATCTCACGGATTTCTGCTGCAGCGAAGCCCACGCCAAGCTGGTCGCCATCTTCACGCTGTCTGCCCGCCGCCGGATCACGCACAGCATTGAATTCCAGACCACGCCTTACGGTTTGAGTTTGGGACCCGGCAACTACATCCGCGTTGATACCCAAGCCAGCCCGTACCAATCCAGCAACAACGGCATTGTTGAAAGCGATGGCACGATCATCTCGACCACCCCGCTGGATGCTGAAGGCGAGCGCGTTTACCCGGTGTACTACTACAAGCCCGGCATGGACGACGTGGCTGAGGGCGACATGACTGTGGTTGACGGCAAAACCACGGACTCCGAATTCTTTGGAACGGTCTTCTCGCTGAAGCACTCACAGACCAGCCAAGGCATCTATCAAGTGATCGAGCTGTCGCTGGAAGAGGAGGGCATCGTCACAATCCGCGCCATCGAACACCCGACCAATCCAGATCTTGTCAGCCTGGTCGCTCTCGATCTGATCAATCAGACTGACTTTGTGGAGGACTACTCATGACGCTACCGCTGCTAACCCCGAGTTCCCGGCAGTTCGATCCTGGCAACTGGCCTGTTCGTACTTACAACTCGCAGAACGGTTCCGAGATTCGACTGCTGTACGGCAGCCAGCGTTTCAACCTGACGCTGAACCTGACTTACAACAACATCGCCGATAGCGACGCCGAGCTGTTCCTTGACGATTACATCTCCAAGAACGGAACCTACAAAGCCTTCACGCTGACAACAGCCGAAGCCAACGCACTATTTAACGGTTGGGCTGGCGCACCAAGTGCATTGCGTGAACCGGCTGGGGTTGAGTGGAGATACGACGAGCCACCTAAAATCGAATCAGTGATCCCTGGCGTGAGCACTGTGCAAATTGTCCTTCGCGGGGTGATCTGATGAACTACTTCTCTGGTACTTCCGGTCAGCTTTATATCAACGACAGCCGGGCTGCACAGGTTTCGGCATGGTCGATTAGCACTAACGCAGGTCTGCTGGATACCACCACGCTTGGCGATACCGATAAGACCTCGATTTACGGAACCCGGTCAACGACCGGCAGCTGCACGCTGTATTACTACCAGCCCGAGCCTGGAACGAAAGGCGACAGCAGCACGTTGCTGAATGCCCTGATCAAGGCACGCACAACAGTGTCCGAGGCTGGCGTGGCACCAGCAGCCGAAAGCGTGAAGCTCAAACTGCTGATTGACGACACCACCACTACTGGCAAATTCATCGAAGTCGACGCCAACATCACCAGCGCATCAATGACGATGGCTGTTGGGACTGTGCTGGCAGCGGAGATTGCGTTTGAAGTTATCGGTGCTCCCCGCAGCATGAACATCTGATGGCTGGCATCTACCTGGGATATTCCGGCCACATCGAGCTGGAACGCACATCCAACAACTCACCGATCTACAGCCAGCTTGATCCTGAGGATGTAAATCCTTCGCGCAAGCGTTTCAGCTTGGATCAGGGGGCGGAATCGCTGATTTCTGGCGACAGGATTGAGATCGCCACATCAGACGGCACCAACCTTCAACTGGTGTCTGGTCATAGCTACCCCGACTGGATGGGGTATTGCCATGTGGACGCTGTTGGCGGCATTTATCTCTACAACAACTACCAAAGTGCAATCAACGGTGAAGCGACTGACGCGCTGACGCTTGTTACGCCTTCGGCTGCGCAAGACATTGTTGTCAGCATTGCCCGTGACCGCTTCCGCTGTATCGGGAACGTTCGTGAGTACAGCATCACCACTTCGCGTGAAACCGTTGATGTCAGCACGCTGGGGGAAGAGTTCCGCCGTAACTACACCAACGGCATGATCAGCGGTCAAGGTCAGCTCGTTTGCCTCTGGGACTATGAAGCCGCCCGTTGCAAAGACCAGTCAGTCACCTACCCGCATTACCTGAGCCAGCTGGTTCTTCGCACGAAACTCGGTGGGGCGTTTAAGGGTCGCTTTTTCCTGAACGCAACCGATGAGCCATACATCTGGTACGAAGCCCTGTGCATCGTGTCGAATGTGGCGATGAACTTCAGCCCAACCGAACCGATCACCAGCAGCATCGACTTTGTGACCACCGGACCCGTCGAACTCAAGATGGGTATGCCGGAAGAAGCACTGCTGCAGGAAAACAACTTCTACATGCTGCAGGAAGACGACGAATCCCGCATCCTGCTCGATAGTTAGGGCTGGATAGACTAGGACCATCTTCAAGGTTGGCGGGGAATGCCAGACTTACGAATTAGCGATTTGCCCGCCATCGCTGCTGGTTCTTTGGCGGCGACGGACCCGCTGGCACTAGCGGATCTTTCCGCGAGCGAAACCAAGAAAGTAACCATTAAGGACCTGCTTGAGGGCGGCGTTGCCCTGATCGACGACGGGTCCATCCCTGGCGCAAAAGTTTCCAGCAGCATTGCAGCGGGCAGCATTGGCACGACTGAGCTGGCAAACGATGCCGTAACGGCAATCAAGCTGGACGATGAGAGCACAATGGTGCTCGCTACCAGCGCCCCCGTCTCGGGTGATTTTGTCGGGCAACTGTTCCAGAACACCACCGACAACAAGGTCTACGCCTGGAGTGGCTCAGCTTGGGTTGCTGTTAAAGCAGCCGGAAGCATCAACAGCCTGGTCGAAGGTGCCAACGCTGTTTTAGATCTAACGATCGTTATTTCTGGCGACACGGCAACGCTTACGCCGTCATTCGCTGCAACAACCGCCGCTGGACAGTTCGCCGCTGGACCGACTGGTGCTGGTGGTGCCGTCACTATGCGGACCATTGCAGCAGCTGACCTGCCCCGTGCCACCAACACTGCAATCGGCGGCGTTTCCACTCCGGCTGGCGGTGGTCTGCGGACTGAAGATCCCAGTGCTGTTGGTGACAACGCCAACGTGGTGCTGGACAACGACATCACCGCGTCCTTAGTTACGCCAAAGCTGGTCACCTACACCGACAAGGGTCTGGTCACTAGTGGTCGTGACATCCAAGGCGGCGACCTGCCTACCGCAGCAGCTGCCACCAGCGGCGTTATCAAGGCTGGCACCCAGTTCTCGGTTGACGGCACTGGAACGCTTCTGCACTCCAACTCAGCCACGCCTGGTACTTACACCAAGGTCACGATTGACGCCCAAGGTCACGTCCAGTCGGGCACAACGCTGACTGCGAGCGACATCCCGAACATTGCAGCTAGCAAACTGACCAGCGGGACGATTGATATTGCCCGGATCGGTAATAACACGATCAGCGGCGGCAAGCTGGGCGATGCCTCGACCGTCAAATTCGGCGGTGCTGGTTCAACCGCAAATATCGTCACCTTCCCCACGGCTGACTTCAAGGGTCAGTATTTCTGGGACGAGCTGAACAATGACCTGTTTATCTGGTCTGGCAGTGCATGGCTGCCCGTCACGATCACCAGCGGCGAGCTGATCTTCGCTGGAACGTATGACGCCAGTGTCAACCAGGTTGATTCGGTTACGTCTGCCGGTTCTGCACTGGGTCTGACGATTGGCGGATCACTCCCGACCGCTTCTGATAACAACAACAAGTATTACCTCGTCGTTAGCACGTCGGGCACCGGCACCGGAAATGCACCGTTGGAGCCACTGGCGCCGCCGGACATGATCCTGAGCAACGGCTCCACTTGGGAGCTGATTGACGTTTCAGGTGCAGTTGCCGGTCAAACTGCTGCCAACATCAGCTTTACCCCTTACGGGGACATCAGCAGCACCAACGTCCAGCTTGCCATCCAAGAGCTTGACGACGAAAAGGTTGGTGCCGCAAGCCCTGTCTTTACGGGCGACGTAACGATTAGCACTGGTGGCACGCTTGTCTTTGAGGGCGCTACTGCCGACGACTACGAGACCACGCTGACCGTTGTGGATCCCACGGCAGACCGAACCGTCACATTCCAGGATGCGGATGGCACCGTTGCGCTTTTGTCTGATCTAAACGACGGAACGTATTGATTACCGTTGTTAGGCTGATGGGGTGATTTCCGGCCTTCGGGCGTTAAGGAATGGCTCTTCAGCACCTGCGCAGTAGCACTGCGGATAAGCGCCCGCTGCCCGGATCAATGGCAGATGGGCAACTTGCCCTCAACAGCAACGCAACAAGTCCCGGTCTGTTCTTCAAGGATTCGGCTGGTGCGCTGGTCAAGGTCGGACCTGTCCACGTTGGAACGACTGCACCAAACGTTTCCCCTGCGACTGGCGGTCAGGCTGGCAACAGCAAAGGTGAGCAGTGGCTGGATACAACCGGCGGCACCTACGTCTTCAAGGTGTGGGACGGAACGGCATGGCGCAGCGAGAGCGGCACGTTTGTAGACATCAACGGCGACACCATGACGGGTGCGCTGGGGATTATTGCTGGCAGCAACTCAGCGCCGGGACTGTTCTTTAGCGGCGACACGGACACTGGCATTTACTCGCCTGGTGCAGACCAGCTGACGATTGCTACAAACGGCGTTCCGCGCCTGAGGATTAACGCAAACGGCACGGCAACCTTTGCCTACAGCATTAACTCTGCCGAAGAGACGATTACGGCTAGTGCATTTGATCTGACTGCAGGTAATTACTGGACTTGCGGTGCGATTACGGTTCCGGCGCCAACGAATGCCATTGCTGGCACGTCCGGCTTGATTCGGATTACGGCTGGTCCAGTTGTGTGGAACGCTGTGTTCAAGTTTCCTGGGGGTAGTGCTCCAACGATTGCTAGCTTTCCTGCGATTATTCCGTTT